ATGAGAGCAGCGAGGAAGAAATGAAAAAGACCAAGGCTGAGAAGAAGATCTCCAAGGTTATGACCGAATTCGGCAAGGGACAGCTCCACTCTGGTAAGGGTGGGCCAGTTGTCAAGAGTCAGAAACAAGCGGTAGCGATTGCCCTATCTCAAGCTGGCAAAGCTAAGAAGAAATGACTGCCGCTTGGACTAGGAAAGAGGGTAAGAACGCTAAGGGTGGCCTGAACGAGAAGGGTCGGAAATCTTACGAGGCTGCAAACCCTGGGTCTAACCTGAAGGCTCCTGTAAAAAGCGGCGATAACCCGCGTAGAGCGTCTTTCCTAGCGAGAATGGGTAACATGCCAGGGCCAGAGCGTAAACCTGATGGTAGCCCTACTAGACTTTTACTAAGCCTAAAAGCATGGGGCGCAAGTTCTAAGGCTGATGCGAAAGCAAAGGCTAAGGCTATCTCGTCGAGGAACAAGAACCGATGACCTCCAACGGAGAATACGGTGAGTCAAGTAGAAAAAGTTTCGATAGAAAAGCTCATTCCTTACGCAAGGAACGCGAGAACACATGACGAAGCGCAAGTCTCTCAGATTGCAGCCTCTATAAAAGAGTTTGGGTTTAACAATCCAATTCTCATTTCTGACGATTACTCAATCATTGCCGGCCACGGAAGGCTTGCCGCAGCGAGAAAGCTAGGGTTAGCAGAAGTTCCTGTTATAAGGCTGTCTCATTTAAGCGACACTCAACGTAAGGCGTATGTACTTGCTGATAACAGGCTTGCGCTAAACGCAGGGTGGGATAACGACTTACTTAAGCTAGAGTTGATCGAGCTAAAAGCAGAGGACGTTGACCTCGAGATGCTTGGGTTCTCCGTAGAGGAGTTAGACGGTCTTTTAAATGCGCTCGAGCCAACGGAGGGATTGACGGACGAGGATGCTGTCCCTGAGCCTCCAGAGGAACCTATTACAAAGCCCGGAGACATCTGGATACTAGGCAAGCACCGATTGATGTGCGGCGATAGTACGAGCATCGATCATTTAGAAAAGCTGTGCAATGGTCGGCAAGTTGATATGTGGTTAACAGATCCACCTTATAACGTGGCATACGAAGGCAAAACAAAGGATGCTTTGACGATTAAAAACGACAGCATGTCAGACGATACTTTTCGTCAGTTCTTGCGCGACGCATATACCGCAGCTGACGCGGTGATGAAAGCTGGCGCTGTTTTTTACATTTGGCACGCTGACTCTGAGGGATACAACTTTCGAGGTGCGGCGCAGGACGCAGGTTGGAAGGTGCGACAGTGCTTGATTTGGAAAAAATCAACGATGGTAATGGGGAGGCAGGATTACCACTGGAAGCACGAGCCTTGTTTGTACGGATGGAAAGAAGGTGCTGGACACCTTTGGTCGGCAGATAGAAAGCAAACGACTATCTTAGAATTTGATAAGCCTAGTCGAAACGGCGAGCATCCAACAATGAAGCCTGTCGCGTTGTTTGAATACCAAATGCTTAACAACACCAAAGGCGGCGACATTGTTTTAGATAGCTTCGGAGGTTCGGGCACTACTTTAGTAGCAGCAGAAAAGAATGGTCGAGTTGCATATCTGATGGAACTAGACCCAAAATACTGCGATGTCATCGTCAAGCGATGGGAAGAATTCACCGGCAAGAAGGCAGAATTAGTTAGTGAACACTAACATTCGGAGTTAAAAATATGCAGGGCGTGTTGCATGAACCAACGGATGAGAACAGAAAGCTAGTTAGAGGGCTAGCCGCGGTTGGCGTTCGTCACGAGGATATTGCCGCCAAGATAGAGTTAAGCGCGGATACGCTTGTCAAGTATTACAAGAAGGAGCTTGATGACGGTCGCGTGGATGCTAATGCCGCGGTAGCGAAAAGCCTTTATCAACAAGCTATGTCGGGAAACACCACGGCGATGATCTTTTGGTTAAAGACAAGGGCTAAATGGCATGAGAGCGTTAAGCACGAGATAACAGGCGAGAATGGTCAACCAGTTGCAATGCAGATCTCATGGGCGCAACCAGAATAATCATTCCTTATGCGCCAAGGCCTCAACAGCTAAGGATTCATGACGCGTTAGGAGAGAAGCGTTTTGCTGTTGTAGTAGCTCATAGAAGATTAGGAAAGTCAGTCTCCGCGGTTAATCACCTTATACGCGAGGCAATACAAAACAACCGCGAGGCTCCACGATATGCTTACATCGGTCCTACCTATTCTCAGACCAAACGAGTTATCTGGGATTACCTCCTCAAATTTACCCAACCACTTAACGCCACTGCGAATATTGCGGAGCTACGGGTTGATTTCTGGGGCAGACGCATCCAACTTGCGGGGTCTGATAACCCAGACTCTCTTAGAGGGCAGTATTTTGACGGCGTTGTATTCGACGAATTCGGCGACCAGAACCCTAAAATTTGGTCGGAAGTGGTTCGTCCGGCCTTATCGGACAGAATGGGATGGGCGTTATTTCTCGGAACCCCAAAGGGAAACAACCACTTCAAGAGCCTAAGAGACCATGCAGAGCAGCATAACGATTGGGCCTTACTTGAGTTCCGAGCATCCGAAACTGGTCTTATCCCTCAAACTGAACTCGATGCAGCCAAGTCCGAGATGGGAGATGACAAGTACCTGCAAGAGTTTGAGTGTTCCTTTGACTCAGCGATCGAGGGAAGTTACTACGGACAACTTCTCAATGAGCTACCGTCTGAGCGATTCCACGACATCCCTGTAGATGGTTTAGCTAAGACTTACTGCGCCTGGGATCTAGGGATAGGCGACTCCACTGCAATTTGGGTTTGTCAGAGAGTTGGCCTCGAGACGCGACTCATTGACTTTGTAGAGAACCACGGTCAGGGACTCGATTGGTATGTGAACTGGCTGAGAACAAATCACTACGAACTAGCCGAGCAGTTACTGCCTCACGATGTGCAGGTAAGGGAGTTGGGATCAGGGCGATCGAGGCTAGAACTCTTACAAGAAGCGGGGCTAAACATCACGATTGTGCCGAGAATGGGTGTTGACGACGGGATACAAGCCGTGAGAAGGCTGATACCCTTTTGTTGGTTCGACTCCAAGACTAAGCGCGGAGTGGACGCACTACGCAATTATCGGAGACAATACGACGATAAGCGTCAAGTCTATTGGGATAAGCCCTTGCACGATTGGGCATCTCATGCGAGCGACGCATTTCGGTATCTTGCGGTTGGTATGTCAGAGCAAACAAGTTGGTCTAAGCCGCTGAAACCTAACGTATCTTGGGTGGTCTAAATGGATGACGGACGATTAAAGGCGATTCTCCAAGGTGAGATTGATAACGCGATAGGTTTCTTGGAGACCGAGACGGTCGAGCAGCGTAAGAACGCGCTTACTGCCTACATGCGTGATCCCTATGGTAATGAAGTAGAGGGTCGCAGCCAGATCGTAACCGGCGAGGTTGCAGAAGCTATTGACGGGATGCTTCCGCCTCTCATGCGTTTGTTTACATCTGCCGATCAAATTGGTGTATTCGAGCCTGTAGGCCCAGGCGATGAGCCTATGGCCATGCAAGCCACTGAATATTGCAACTGGGTGCTGATGAAGCAAAACCCAGGTATTTCGATCATGCACGACTGGTTTAAGGACGCGATCCTTCAGAAGGTCGGTGTTATCAAAGCCTACTGGGACGACTCGATAAGCGTCACAAAGGAACAGTACGCGAACCTGACAGACGATGAGCTAGCCATGCTTATGTCTGACGGGACAATGGAGATTGCAGCGCAGGAGACGATTGAGCAAGACATGGACGGTCAAGTCATGCGTGTTCATAACGTCGCACTCATGCGTAAGACAAAGGCAGGAAGAATCAAGGTTGAGAACGTGCCTCCCGAAGAGTTCTTGATTTCCAAAGCAGGAAAGACTGTTCGAGATACACCCTTTGTCGCGCACAGGAAACTCATCACAAGGTCGGATCTTGTCTCAATGGGATTTGATCCTGAGATCGTGATGAACCTTCCGGTCTACAACGATCTTGAGTTTAGTGCTGAGTACATAGCTCGATACAACCGAGACGTC